AGAATTGTATGACATTGGTTGTATCAAGCAAAAACTAATCAAGAATACCTCAGAAAATATCAGATCAGAAGAATTACCTGGTAATACCCCTACTAACCTAATGATGTTTGGTACTCCAACTAAGCTCTTAGATGGTGGGCGTGTTGAGGAAGAATTCAAACAATTCTTAGAAACTGGGTATGCTCGTAGATTACTATTCGGATACACAGTAGATAACAATCGAACTAAGTATGCTTCAGCAGAAGAGCGCTATGCACAGATGGTAGATATTAATCTAGCTACCGATGTTCATACTATACAGACCACCTTCACTAACTTTGCAAAGAGACCTTTTAATCCTGTATTACAAATGTCTAAAGAGAATTCTATTTACTTAATAGAATATCAAATGAAGTGTGAAGCAGCTGCAGATGATTTTAAAGATCATATGGCACTGCACAAAGCAGAGATGAGTCATCGACACTATAAAGCCCTCAAACTAGCAGGAGCTTACAGCTTTGCAGATAACTCTACAGAAGTAACTAAGCAGCACTTAGATTACGCTATTAGTGTAGTTGAAGATTCTGGAGAAGCTTTCCATCTACTCATGAGGAAGCAAGGACCTTATGAACGTTTAGCTCACTACTTAGCTGATTGTGATAATGAAGTTACTCAACATGAGTTAATTGAAGAGTTACCATTCTATAAAGGGTCTGAAACACAACGTAAAGATCTAATGACACTAGCAATGTCATTTGGCTATAAAAATAATATCATTATTAAAAAACGATCCATCGATGATATTGAATTCTTTATAGGTGAAACCTTAATAGAAACAGATCTAGATAGTTTGACAACTGCGATTAGTAAAGACATAGCTCATGACTACCAAGTAGATCACCCTCCATTTGATAAATTACATAAGTTAACAACTGCAGAGGGGTATCACTACACTGCTCATGGATTTGTAAACGGACATCGTAAAAGTGAGAATGCTATCCCAGGATTTGATCTTCTAATTCTAGACTGTGATGGAGATGTAAATATCTCTACAGTTAAAATTCTACTAGAAGATTACGCATTCCTAATATCTACAACTAAACGACATACACCAGCGATTAATCGATTTAGATTAATACTGCCTATATCTCATAGACTTAAACTAACGTCTAGTGAGTATTCTAGGTTTATGGTTAATGTCTTTGAATGGTTACCATTCCCAGTAGATGAAGCTGCTAAAGATATAGCAAGAAAGTGGGCTTCTCATCCAGGACATTACGAGTACAACCAAGGTAGTGTCATAGATGCAACTATGTTCATACCAGAAACTAAACGATCTGATGAGACTAAAGCTCAAATCAGTGCCACTGGAGTGGGTAATATTGAACGGTGGTTCAAAACCCATACCTCCAAAGGCAATAGGGCTAACCATCTATATAGATATGGCATGGTTATGGTAGATGCAGAAATGCAACTAGGGGAAATAGTAGAAAAACTAGAGACTTTTAATAATTCCCTAGAAATCCCTCTACCAGAGGACCAATTTATGAATAGCACGATTAAATCAATAAGTAAGGAACTAACTAAGAGAGGCGTAACTAATGAACAATAACCACCTAGTACTGATTTCAGGTAAATCTAGCTCAGGTAAAAGCGCTAGCCTGATGGCTATGGATAATCCTGAAGGAGTAATGTATTTAAATTGTGAGAATGGTAAGAAATTACCATTTAAAACTAAATTTAAAGAATTAACAATTACTGACCCTATGCAGGTATACCAGGCATTCGAAGAAGCTGAAAAAATGCCAGATGTACATACAATTGTAATAGATACATTAACGTATCTAATGGACATGTACGAGAGTACTAAAGTTCTTGGTGCTACTAATACTATGCAGGCTTGGGGCCAATATGCTCAATTTATGAAGCAGTTAATGTCACAAGTAGTAGCTAAGTCTACGAAGAATGTGGTATTTCTAGCTCATACATCTGATGTGCTTAATGAGGCTGAAATGATCAATGAGACCTTAGTTAAGGTCAAAGGATCCCTGATGAATCAAGGTATCGAGAGTTTCTTTACCACAGTAATATCTACTAAAAAGCTCCCATTGACCAAATTAGAAGATAAAGTAGCTAAGTCCTCTGCATACACTGTTACAGCAGAAGATAAAGCACTTGGCTTTAAGTACGTCTATCAGACTCGGTTAACAAAAGAGACTGTTAATGAGCGAATTAGAGCCCCTATGGGTATGTGGGATATGAAGGAAACCTATATCGATAATAACCTACAGAACGTTATTAATCGACTTCACGAATACTATAAATAGTTTAAAATCAGTCCTGTCTAGTATAAGATACCTCTGTGGTATCGCAGTATTAGAGCCACAGTAAATAAATCTACTGCGGAATAGGACTATGAACCCTCCTTATGGGGAACCTTCTCCTACATAGGACCTGTTCTAACTGAAGGGTTATAAAATACTAGTCCTTCCTTTAGTGATTGCACGATCATTAGGGGAAGGCAAACATGTTAGACCTCTACTGGGACAGTAGTAGTAATCTAGGTATTAATCTCCCTCTGCCTACTGCTACTGTCCTAGGCCTATTATTCCCAATAAGTCATTGATAAATATAGCTAAATACGCTATTATAATAATTAATCCACCCCAAAATAAGGAGGAATAATGTCCAATTTCTCGGACGCAGATAACCCTAAACATGGACTAATCGAAGATGTAGTATCTACGGCTGTAGAACTTGGTTTTGCCGTAGTTCAAGAAGTAGCGGCAGAAGCACTAGTCAAAAAACCCGGTCTATCTCTTAAAGAATTTACTAAATTACTAGATCAGTACATTCAAAAACAAAGAGAGAACTCCAATTAAGAGCTTAAAGCTCTATTATTAGCTTTATACATATAAGGATACAAACTATGAGTGAATGGGACCTTCCAAAAAATGTGCAAACACAGTCTATTGAACGTGTAGGCGGTGGATTTGCATGGGAATCTGGAGTATATGATGCAACGGTTAAAATGGTATATCTTAACCAATCTGCATCTGAAGCAGTAAGTTGTAATGTTATCTTAGAGAACTCTGAAGGCAAAGAGCTGAAAGAGTCCTTCTGGATTAAATCCGGTAAGGCTAAAGGTAACAAGACGTATTTTACCAAAGATAAGGTGGATTACCCACTTCCTGGGTATTCTATTGCTAATTCTATGTGCGTAGCAGTTACAGGTGAGAGCCTCTCTAAATGCATGGAATCTGTAGAAAAGAAAACCATCAACATCTATAATCCTGAACTAAGGAAAGAAGCACCTTCTGAACGTCCAGTACTAGTAGGACTACTGAATAAAGTAGTTAAAGTAGCTGTACATCAGGTTATAGAAGATAAAGTAGCTAAATCTCCTAGTGGGCAATATGAGCCTACAGGTGAATCTCGTACTGTTAATCAGTGCAAATTCTTTGGTAATACAGAAGGTAAAACTGCTGAAGAGATTACTAGTAATGCAGATGCTACTATGTTCGATAAGTGGGCTGCTAAGAATACTGGTACAGTTCTCGATAAGACTACTAAAGCTAAAGGGAATTCAGCTGCTGCTATTATGGGAAGCCCTGCTGCAACTACTAATGATAAACAGGGTTCATTATTTACTTAGGAAATAACTATGCTAATTGCAGGTATAGATCCAGGTTCTAATGGAGCAATTGCTGTACTGGATTCTACGAATCCAGACAGCGTTGCACTGTTAGATTTAAATAAATGTAGTATCTATGACACTACTGAATGGCTACATAACCAAAAAATAGAATCCATTTGGCTAGAGAGCGTACATTCATTATATGGAATGTCTGCGAAATCTAATTTTGGATTTGGTAGAAATTTTGGCATTGCATTTGCAATAGCGAAAATAGCAGTTGCCGGTGGAGCTGTCTACCAAGTTACTCCAAAAATATGGCAGAAATATATTGGTATTACCGAAAAGGGTAAAGCTATTAAACAACAAGTTGCACAGATAGCTCAATCAATATATCCATCTGCTAACTTACACGGCCCGAAGGGAGGTCTACTAGATGGGCGATCTGATGCTCTAATGATAGCTCATTATGGATTAAATAATAAGGAGACAGTATGAAAATTGAGATTGATATCGACCTAGAATCTATAATAGTAGAAGCACTTAAAAAGAAAGAAGTATCTGATATATATGTCCCACCTGTAACAGTTGAGATCCCTACGTCTACAGAAACACCTAAAGTATGGACAGAAGCTACAATGACAAATAGCAGATCACCATGGGAATACGGACGTAAGAACGGGAGACGGCGTAGTTTAGAAGAGATGGCTTTACATGATCTAGAAAGAGAAAAGGGACGTAGATTAACTCCTGAAGAGAAAGGAGAAACTAAAGCTAAAGTACATCTAGAAGAGACTGCAGAAAATACAGTTAGAGATGCTATTATTAAGAAGGCTCGTATAGATACTCTAGCTGCTGAAGGAATGGCTGCAGCATCTAAAGAACTAGCTGAAGAAAAAGAACGTAGAGACCCTGATTCTATTAATGGGAATGGTTACGCACAAAGAGCAGAAGATAAGAATGATAATATTACCAGGGTACAAGAAGGTATGGACAAACATGATGTAGAGGCTACAATACCTAAAGCAGATAAGTTAAATACTGACTCACTATTCCGATGACTAAGATAAAAACAGCATCAATTACTTTACAGAGTGTACTTTACACTACACTAGGAATGATAGGAATTCCGTTGATTATCGTAGTTGGTATAATGGTATTGCCTATTGCTATTTTCTTAGTAGCAGCATTTATATTATTTGTAATTATTAAAGTAGTATTGTCAGAATAATTTATGGATTTACACAGTATAAAAATAGCCCTAGTACAAGGGCTTATTGTATTAGTACCTACCTATATCATGGCATTCCTAACAGATAAAATGGTATGGACTATTCCTATGCTAGCTGCAGCAAGTTTTGTTGCAGCGAGTATTAAGAAGGACTTTACTGAGCGTAAGATCGACGAGGATGGAATGCGAAAAGATAATGAGTCAGGACATCACCCTGATCTAGAAGATGGGTAGTATTAGCTAAATAGCCCCTTGGCCCATGCTAGGATTTCAATACCCGTTGCATTATTAGCTTCATCAAACAGATCATCAAATTGGAATGTATTTGGAGAGAAGTCTCCAGCTAACCAGGATGCATTTACATTACCTAATGTAGGTATTCCAGTAGCATGTTGAACTGCTGCAGATAGTGCCACTGAGGTTGGACTAGCTTCAGCTAATTGTTTAGAAGCTCTTTGGTTTCTTAAGAAGTATGACAAGAACGAAGTAGCTCCAATTGCATCTACAGCTTCAAGAGCTGGTACAAGTGCTTCATCAAATAATACAAATGCGTTGAGTGCTTCATGCATTGCTGTTTTAAAGTCTTTATTTTGGACTTTAGTAGCATGCTCAATCATTACATACCTACCTAAAAAGTCTGTCATTTGAACTAAGTGTCTAGATATTTGATATGGTTTACTTCCTTTAGTTACAAATAAAAGACCAGCTGCTGTTCCGACTGATTTAGGAACCCTATCTGTGTAGTCCTTCCATCTAAATGATTCCAGTCTAAGCAAATGCCGCATTCTATTAAAATACCCATCTGTTTGGGCATCATTAATGTCTTCCACAATAAGTGAATTTAAGCCAGCTGCACTCATTTTATGTAGTTTGTTATTTTCTATTTGTGCAGTTAGCCTAACTATTTGTTGAGCTTCTGGACTACTAGCAGGTAGATTTTTAGAATCTTTTAATCGCTGTAATCGAGTACGTTCTTCATTAGCAGTACGGTATTTTTTATATTCACTTACGCCTTCTACAATTTTGTAAAAAGTATATGAGATGGGAATCTTCCTCATAGACAATTGACTGATATTAGAAAGTAAATTATTAATAATGACTTGAGGCATTCCAATTACTATACGATCTTTACCATACCCGACAATTTGTCGAATCATATAATGAGCCATGCCTGCTACATATTTTACTCTTGGATGTTTATCTAAAACTTGCAATTGAGTAATATCAAATGATTTGTACCCAAAAACTTTATCGATTACATCTGTTCTTACCATAAACGTTCCCTTTGTGCTGTAAGCCGTTATGTAATCACGTACAGCTTTAGGAAGTTTATAATACCGTTCAATATAAGCTCCATCAGGATCTAATAGATCAGTAAATTCATCTTCATGAGACACCATTAAATCTAGTTGCTCATCTACTAAGATATCAATAGTTGCTATATTATTTTCTAATGTAGCTTGTCTATCAACCAACGAAGAATTCATATGTGCAAATACATTTTGAATTTCTAAGTCAGGTCGTAACATTTTTTTCGTTGATGCATGATCCATCATTACACGGTAGTCAGTAATGCGGCCATTCTCATCTCTAATAGGACGTAATTTAAACTCCCTATTTTCTGTTAAATTAGCTTTCCTATCTTGATCTTTTATAAATTTTGTGACTTTTTGTTTAATTGCAACAAAGTCAGGTTTACCATCAGTTTGATAAGCAGGATCTCTCATGAAAATTTCAGTCAACGTAGTTCCCATATTACGTTGGTTAGTTGTAGAAAGAATGCCTGATACATCTGAGACTTCTGGCATATGCCTACTAATATACAAAGTATCGTGTGTCTGTTTAGGATCAATTTTACCTAAAGGATAGGATTCAAAATACCCTTCTTGTCTCATTTTTTCTGCATCTTCTTTCTTACCTACTTTAATACTAGTTAAATTATCTACACGTTCGATAATGTAACCTTTAACCATCTGAGTAGGATTGCCATTAAATAATCCATTCAATGAATCTTCTTTGTAAAATAAATGACTATCTAATAAATCAATAATTGCATTTTGTTTGCTGTCTGCACGAAATTCATCTAACGCCAGTGCTTTAACATCACTAGCTTGATTTGGATCAATATGTCTTACTGCTTCTAACGTCGCATAGGCATCTAGAATACTAACCACTTCAGGGTCTGTGTTCTCCAAATGCTCTTGTGCAATTGTATGGGCATTCATGTGTCCATTACGTAAATAGGTTTTACCTGTAGCTATGTGATACCCCAACTCTTCAGCATGTCGAATAGCAGGTTTAAATCCCTTACTTTGGATTCTTTTTAATCTAACTTTAAGTTTTCTTTCTGCTGTATTAACAGCATCTATATCACCAATTAGATCAACAATACTTGCATGACTAAATCCAACATTAATTAAACTAGATAAATCAGCTCTAAATAAAACATCAGTTAAAGCTTCTTTTAATTCAACTGGCATTGCATGATTATCACTTGGGTCAACTGACTTCCAAATGCTATCAATGTTTTCTTGTTTATGGCCAGTAAACCAATGAATGCTAGATCGTTCTGCTTCTTGACGAGCTTTAGATACATTTACTTTAGCTTGAAGAAGCTGTTCAATCATCTTCTCAGATAATGCACCTCCACCAATTTCATTAGCTACACCGCGTAATGTTTTACCTAATAATTTATTAGTTTGATTTCTTAAACGTATAGATGTCGCATTGTTACTTAATGTATGTACTGCTCCAGCAACAGTACCAGCAACTACTAACCTAGCTTTGCCTACAGTTGAATCAACTTTCATTAGTTCTACAGACTTTTCAAAAGCAAATTGTTTTAATTTCTTATCTGTTTCATCTAAAAAGTCATAAGTTTTAGATTGCAGTTGTTGAACTTTACTTTGATGCTTACTTTGTATAGCTACCAAATGTTCAGTTACTGCTAGCATTTGTTCAAAAGCATTTTGATCTGCTTTAGCAGAAGTAGCATTTCCAAATACTCGTTTAAAAGTATTAACTACCGCCTCAATAACCCGCATAAACTTGCCAATAAAATCTTTACGCATAGCTGATGGCTGTGTTTGTAAATACTCTATGAGATGCCTGTTAGTTACAGCAGCTGCTAAAAATTCATGTAATCTATGGGCTTCTTGATTAGGATTATTAAATATATAATCGTATTGTCTTTTAGCTGTAATAATTTCATTTTTGGATGGCTTTCGTCCGGTAGGTATAAAAACTCTCCAAGGCTGCCCTTTAAATTTAGGATTGTTTTTTAAATCTGCCTCTACTTGTTTATATAAAGCTGCGATATTATCAGCTACCAAAGGACTATCATTAATAGCTGACCAAGTTAAAGCATGCACTAACTCATGCGCATATACTTCTTGCGGAGATTGCCCATTAATAGATGTAGGAGCTTGTCTTGCAACAGAAATATTTATTCTATTTCTAGTAGTTTCATAAGTACCTTGAGTAATGCCATCGATCTGCTCTAATGTAAGACCAAGATTAGATGTTTCTGTTAATCCTTTACCTACAATGTTTAAAATATTTTCCAATACTGATGTATGACTATCCATAGCTGTTTTACTACCGTAGTAGTTAACAGAAGCAGCTTTCATAGTAGAAAATAGCTGCTTAATAGTATCTAAAGTAACAGCAGATGTTAATTTAGTTTTAGGATTACTTCTAGGCAACCCGTCTAATGAATTAAAGTTATCTAATTCCCCTTTGTCTTCAAGGCTTTTATAATATTGTTCAAACTCAGCACCATAATCTGTATTTTGTACATCTGCTTCTATCCCTGCAATAGTTTTTTGCTTAGTACCAGGATTAGCAATCTCTTCTTTAACTTTATCAAATATTTCATCAGTATTATTGGGGTCAGTTAAATACCCGTACCCTATTAAAAGGGTACGCATATCATCAACATCTATCCCACCTGAATTATTTCTAAATGCAGGCCAACCAGTTCCTAACCCTGAAGGAGCAGATTGATATGTCGGATCTTTATCTAATCCGAAATCCCCAAATTGTAATTTTCTAGTACCAGATTTTTCTGAACTAAACTTAGATATACCTCCTAATTTTGCTATAGCTTTAAGTATCCCGTCGTTTAATACATCAATATCTGCTCCTGTATAAAACACTTTTTTCCGCGTTTTAGATACAGTAGTTAATTTTTCTAAATTAGCTTGAACTTTGCCCATTAAACTTTCATAAAAGGATTTAGCTGTATCTACTAATTCTTCAGTAGGCATATACATTTGAAATGCAGAGATCAATCCTTTGTTATCTGCAATTTTCTTTTCTAGTTTGGTCCTAGCTACTCTGACTCGTTTTACAACTTCAAAGATACTTTTATCTTGCTCAATTGGTGTTGTAGCTTTACTGCTACGAAACATCATTGCTCTATAACCACGACTAAACTTGTCTTCTTTTTTTAAATAGTTTTCTACTTGCGGCATCAAGTTGTTGTTCTTAGCAGTTTCTATAACATCTATTACTCGCTGATAAGTTTCCTCAATAACACTATGGTCTAGTCCTAATCTTAAATAATGCTCATTATACTCTTTTGCTACTTCTGTTAACTGTTCTGGAGTACCCATGAATGCATCATGCAACATTAATAGATCTGGATGTGAATCTAACGTAAGAGATAACAGGACAGAGTCCATATTAATAATTTGGCGAATTAGGGCACTTACTCCAGGGGCTGCAAATTTTATATTACTTGGACTAGAAGTAACATCAGTGTTTGTTTCATTTATAGTAAAATCGTGAACAACAACATCGTCTGGAGCCGCTACAGTAGAGACCCGTTCTGTTAAATCAACTCCACCATCTATAATTTTTTCATTTATCTCAGCTAAGGGCCCTCTATACGCTGGGTAGACTTCCATTAATTTATTATTCTCATCGAGGATAAGTTTATTAATTTCTGATCTAGTTAACGATCCCCGTTTTCCAACAACGTTACCATCTGCATCTCGAAGTTGAATTGCTGCTTTATACGCTTTGTCGTAGTGTGCTTGGAATACTGCATGCAGAATGTTCCCCATCTGGGTTACTGCATTCCGGGCATCTTTAGTAGCACCAAGCATTGCATCTAGAGCATAGTTAAATCGGGGGGCAAGTGTTTCAGCAATACTATTCTGAAGAGCGTCATCATTTAATGAAATATCATAGATGTTAGTAGTTTCACTAATAAAAGCTTGTTTAACACTATTATCAACAAGATTGAGTGCATTTAGATTTTTAAAAAATGGACTTACAACTTCTGTTATGTAGTCTTCAGGTGTTTTAGCTAAAATCTTTCTGGCTTCTAGGTCCCCCTTCAGTGAGTCACTTAGCTCTGTATTACCCTTCATTTCATTATATTCTCGCTGCATCTGCCCTAACTGAGCATATATAGATGTAACAATATCTCCAGCTACCCCCTGTGAAATCTCTCCAATTCCCCCACCATACATATATATTAAAAAAGGATACTTAACGAAAGTACGTAGATCCCCATTTTTTAAATCAGGATATAGCTGTTCTAGTGCATCACTTTTATTTTGATAGGAAGCTTTGTGGCTTTGCTCTTTAGCTTTCTCTGCATCAGACAGTTCTGTATCTTTTTTAACACCGGCATCTATATTGAGCCTTTCGGTGTAGTATTTCCACGCAGTAGCAGCATTCGTAAAACTCTTTAAGTGCTTAACTAGTGTTTGATATGCGTCTTCTTGTTTTGTATCGTGCTGAGGATTCTTACCAAAGTAAATACCTACCTGAGCAAAGATCTGTTCCAGATTAGTATCAAACATTGGGAACTGAAGAACAGTCATGGCCCAGCCATTAGATATCCCATCGATCTCCATAACCAAATCAGACTTAAATGTCTTACCTGGCTTGTATTGGGATAACCCAGTTAGGGCATTTATGATGGAAGTACCGTGCTCTACTTTGTATTTCCCTTGAATCTGTGGAAGTAGTTCAGCTAATTTTTTAGAGGGGCCTTTTTGGTCTTTAGGATCAGTTGCTATTTTTAGATCAGATAGCGCTTTAACAGCTTCTTGAATAAGAGGATCTTTTCTTATTTTATCAAATTCAAGAGAGCTAGTTTTAAAGTCTTTCTTGTCTACTTTGACCCCTAAGTTCTGTGCTACACCTAATTTAAATTTCCAAATATTAGCATTAGTGTACGTTGCAGCTCCCCAAGCGCTAAGTAAGAATCTAGTAACTTTACTATTCTGAGGATTGATACGCCCCTGCATCATAATACGATGATGCTTTTGCAACTCATATGACATGTAAAAGTTTTTTAAGTGGCCGTCTTCATTGGCCTGTAACACTTCATCAATAGCAGTAGTCTTGTCATTATTTTGAGAATTAAGGGACTCTACTTCTTTCTTCATTCGTGTTGCAGGGTCAAACTCTTGATAGCCAGCTAATGTATACAAGACTTCCTTATAACCATTAATAGCCAATTTACTATACACATCCATAGATTCTGCTGCTCGCCATGGAGTGTTCTGCAATTTAGATAAGATTGCCCTAATTTTAAGAGGAATACTTGTTAGGGTATTGTGAATTTTATGGTCTGCAGCAATATCTTTAGAAGGATCTTGCAACGGTATATGCTCAGCTGAATCAAGATCAGAAGTATTAGCTTCATGCACTTCTTTTAAGGCTGCAATTTCTTCCTTAGTTAATCCAGTTTGCTCATTCGTAACAATATGTCGATATTTCTCACCATTTTTAAATCGATCCCCTTTAGCCCGAGGGTTCTCGAAGTTAAATTTGTGTGTTTCAATACTAAATAAATGTTCTTTCCCCTCAATTTGAGTTTCTGCTATCTGGATTGCAGTGATGCCGAGAGCTACACCTAAATTTTGGTAGTATAATTCAGTAGCTTCCGGTTTAACAGGAGCCTTAGGATTGAATTTTTTCTTAATTTTTAGAATTGCCATAGCTTGTTTGCCTAAACTATTGACAGTCTGAGTGTAATCAGCCCCAAGATTGGCTAATTGATCATAGTCAGTTCCTTTTAAATTATTGCGTCCACCAGAAAGAAATTTTTCTCTTTCATGATTATTTCTAAAAGTTGTATTATCTGGGTGTTGTTGAGCTCTACCTAAAGTAGTCAACATTAAGGCAAACAAAACCTGATTAGGCAGTTCGTCCTTATTATCCTCATTAGTACGCATGAATATAGTTAAGGGTCTTCTAAAAGCTGTAGCTGGTTGGGAGATCGAACTAGCAATCTTGTCGTACCTTACTTTAAAATCTGTAAAATACCTGTTGCTTAAAATAGATGCTGAATTCTTAGATACATCCAATGCTTGCAAGGCCTTAGCTAATGTTTGCGCATTGGTAAAATCCGCATCCGTTAGTGTGTTAATACCACTTTCTTTATCATTGATTCCAATAAGATCTAAAACATTTCTACTAAGAGCTCCAAATATTCCGAGTATATTTTTAGCAGCATTTTTAAATAATATTGTACCGTCTAGATTTTTAGATGTACTATCCGCTGTAGATCGCGCTTTTCTTAGTGCACCTTTGAGCGAAGGGGAACCTTCTGTATCAACTTCTTCAGTAGACTCATCTTTTTCTTCTGCGGTAGTAGAATCTGCTTGTTGTTCAAATTCATCAGGTCGAAAGGGGGTTTCACTTGTGTCTCTATCGGCCTCTTCATCAAAAGATGGTTCAATAGATTCAGAAGGACGTGTAGGAGTTTTAGAAGTTTTGCTAGGTGTTGGAGTCTTTCCTTTAATGTCTCCACTTTCGGTCCCAGTTCTGCTCTGTCCTTTGACTTGAGCTTTAAGATCATTAAGCTCCTCCTCTTGTTTTGCAAATTTAGCTTCTAATTCAGCTATCTTTTTTTGTTCTGGGGTTAATTCAGTATCAATAGGTGGTTCTACTGGAGGAGCATTTGTTTCTAATGCAACAGCTGATATCTCCTCTGCAGTAGCTTCTTTTTCTGGATCTTTAACTTTTAATGCAATCTCTTTTAATTCTGCATCTAATTGTGTATTAGCTAAACGTGTAGATTTCTGTTCTTCTAACGAAGTATTATAAGAAGTATCTTTATAGCTATCAATTAATCCAACTGTAGCTGCTCCAAATTTTGCTTCATTCTGCAGAGTTTCAATAAGCTGATCAGAGTTCTTTCCAATTCTAAATACATGTTCTCTATTTTCTGGCTTAATAGATTTAAGTCCAGCTTGTTTATTAGATTCAAATTCTTTTTCTGAATTACTAATATTACTAGAGATTGTATACTCCATCTTTCTAATGGATTTATTGGTTGAAACATTTTTACCAACAACAATAATTCCTTTACCAGAGGATTTCTCTAAATCTGATAATGCATTATAAGCCTGTTGAGCTGCTTTAAATGTATTGTATTTACGTTGTAGATTGCCTGCATGGTTACGTAATTTAGTAACTAAATTAGCAATTGGGATATTAAATCTTCTTTTACCAGCTTCATCTGCAGCATCTTGTTTTTGTAGTTGTTCTAGAATTTCTTCTCGGTAAGTATTGATACCTTTCCATCTAGCAGATTTTCCTTCAAGAGCTTCATCATTTACTTCTTGTAAATTTTTATCAATTGTATCGTTATTTTCTGAAGCTAATACTGCTTTAGCTGCTTTACTATCCCGCATTTGTTGAATAGTACGCTTATCTTCTGCACTTGTAGCTTTATCTTGTTCTGCTTTTAATTGAGCATCTGTTAAATTATTCTCAAGAGCGCCTTCTAAAAAATTACTACCAAAAATACTAAATGTTTTTTCACCAGCATCCAGAGTTTTCTCTAATGATTTAGCTAAAATACTTCTAACTTTAGTTTTCTGTTCGGGAGTTAATCCACGTTTAACTACATTCTTTAATTTTTGTAGAGATGATTTTGATTGAACAACATCAAGGTCTTGTATTATTTTATTAAAATCTTCATTAGTAAGCCCTTTACCATCATCAGTAATTGCGTCTTCAATATCTTTAATGGTTTTATTAATATCTTTCTTAGAAAATTCACCTGCGTTTAACGCTGTTTGTAGAACAACACGTTCTTCTTCTAATTTTTGTTTAAGATTAGCTCGTATGTCTTCTTCAACTTCAGGACTTACAAATGCATCCAATTGTGCATTTAATTCTGTTTCTTTAGTTTTAAGAACACCCAGTTCCTCAGTACGTTTATCAGAGATGTCCTCAGTTTTTGCACTATCTTCAATAGTTTTAATTTTAGTTAAAACAGTAAGTAATTCATCTTTTACATCCAGTGAATCATCAGTATCTCTAAATTTAGTTTGTGCTGCAGTTTCTGAACTACTAAGATTTTCTAACGTAGTTTCTACAGCATTTAGTCTAAATTCTATTTTTTGTTTATTTTCAACCTTCTCGTACCCAGTAACTTTTTTACCAACTTCTTTACCTGTTTGATACGCAACATTCCCAGCAACCATTGCACTTACGCCACCAGGAGTACCTGCAGCTTCTGCAAGAGCATCATAAGCAATAGCACTAGTATCTGTAATTTCACCAGACTCGCCCATTTGTTCTGAAGCCGCAGTAATACCTCCAGATACACCTTCTCCAATTAGTCCTCCAGTAGGTCTAAGTACAGTTAAACTAAGAATACTAGGTGGAGTAGTTGCTTTAACTTTGGCCTGAACCTTTTTAATACGAGCTAGGCTTCCTGGAATAGCTCTTACTGCAGCCATATCACCGTACTTCTCAGCAACAGTACCCACAGCAGCCCACAATTTAATACGGGTAACCTCATCTGAAGAGGGATCTCTACCATTTACTACCTTAAATTCTTCTACAGCTTGATTACCTTTGCCCAAAGCTAATGAAGTAAGTATAGCCGATTGAGCAATTGGGCCACCTATAGTAAAGGCAACCATATAAGGAACGCTATCGATACCTTGTGAAATTAAAGTACCTAGATCATTATTTACAGCATTCCAAGTAGCTGCCCAGTTACCCTCATTTTTAGCAATGGTTTGAAAAGCTGTATGAGCCGCAACTTGTTCTTTTCTATTTACTGGAACTTTAGACTTTAGATTATCACCGAAATCTTTAATTGATTTAAGTGATTCTGGATCTTCTGTAAATGCAGAAGCTGCTTGTGTACCCAGATCTACAGTAGACTGCGCAATAGCATTAATTTTAGTACCTAAGAAATCCGTAGGTGCTCCTGCTACTACAGCTCTAGCATTTTCTTGATTATATCCACCAAATTTACGAGCTTCTAATTCATTCAACCCTGGAATAAATTTACCTTCAGCAGTAGTTACAGAATAAGTCCCATCAGCGTGTTTAGATACAGGACCTTCTTGTTCTACAATAGGAGAATCTGTTTTTAAACTTTGTTCTTGTTCCCCTATTTGCTCAAATATTCCAGTATCTGCAGCCTGTGCTGCATTAGTAAATGAATCCATTATTGAAGCATTAGTCGGTAAAGCTGCTTCAGAAAACGCAGTACCAAATGCTTGTTTAGCTTGTGATACTGTAGAAGCAATAGATGACTTTTTAGCCGCAACTTCTTCTTTAGCAGCTAACAAACGTTGATCAAAATTCATATTTACCTTGTTGCGGTATTGAATTGTTTAATACTATCGCGTACTTTTCTTCTATTTTTATCACGCACATTCGGATTAAAAACCTGGCCGTACCCTACTGCACTATTATCTCGTATAGGTAGGTCAGTTGGAGTACCTCCCAAACTTTGTATGATACTTTGATTCGTAAGGCTGTTTAGTGGAGCTGTAGGGGTATTATTAGCCGAACCAAAAACATCAATCACATCAGTAAGCATATTTCCATCTTGTCTAAATCGAGAAGACATAGGTGGAGTTTCGTTCGTAAGTCCGTTTGGTGGAGATGTAATGCTAGTATCTTTACTATTATTTTGTGTTGTGGACTGCGTAGTAGCAATAATAGCCTTCCCTAACGATGTGCCCTTACCAAAACTACCTTGTAACTCTTGAAGTAATGCAGGTAAATCTAGTCGAGAAATATCTGTTTCGTTATCTACACTCGATAAAACAAAATCATCAGGATTCCCAGGAGTAAGATCACCATCATAATCAGCTTTACTATATAGATCGAGAACAGCTAATTCTAATTGGGCCATTCCTTCTGAATCTAACTTCAAACCGCCTTTTAGTTTTTTAAACGTATTATCAATAGAAGTTGATAAATCTTTTGCAATACTTTCATTTTTCCAATCTACTCCTGGCATGCGAGCACGTACTTGTGAATTAATATATTTATTAGGCTCTCTATGTAAGCTCTTTCTATCTTCTTGATTTAAATTGTTACGCTCTATAATTCCTTGTATAGCCCTATCTTCTATTGTATTTTTTAATCCTAATGCTTTTGTAGCACGATTAAGATTAATAGTAAGTTGCTTATCTCGTGTAATTGTTGCCTTGGCTAAAGTAAGTGCTTCACTTGCAGGCATTCCTTCAAATGTTTCTTGGTAAGTAGCTACTAGATCTCTTTCTAGTGTTTGTCGGAGACCTGCACTATACTCTGCTGGTGCTATATCCCTAATAGTATTTTTACCAAGTATACCTGTTACTCGATTGTTTATACTTGTATTTAGCTGTAAGTCAAACTCATTAATTAATCTAACTTTAGAGGTTTTTAAATGATCATTAGAAATTCCTTCAGCATTATTACTATTTATGTCTGTAAATAGTGCTGCAGCCTTTTGATTAAAATCTCCTGTAGCGTTCACATGATCCCTACGTTGTTTTCTAACTAAATCTTCTCGTTTATCTGTTCTTTTACGTTCTGAAGATTTACGCTGTAACGTTGCTAAATCTTCTGTAAATTGTAACTCTCTAGCTGCTTTCTTTTTTTCTCTATCCTCTTGTTTTTGACCAAAAAGAGTTTGAGCATTAGCATGTGTAGTTTGATCATGTCCGAATTTAAGTACTGCTATAATATGTAATGCATCTTTACGATCTTCTGCTGTTTTTGCAGTTTCTAATGCGTACTCTGCGGTTTCCATATTCAGATCAAATTCCTCAACTGCCATGCCATGACGGTCAGCAGCTTCTTGTCTACTTATTGCCGCAAATAGTATTTCCTGTTCAGTTTTCTGATTAACTAATTTAGATTTTTCTATCTCGCCAGGACGTAACTTCTCTTTCTGAATGTTTCTTTTTCCTAACTCGAGATAGGTTTCTTTCGCAGTCTTTATTTCGTAAGGGTCTAACTCTTTGCGTAGTTTCTGCACTCGATCAAATTCAGTAGCATCCCGAATTTCTTTAGCCGCTGCACGTCTTTGAGGGGTTAGTTTGTCTGCTTGATATTGGTCAAGTGCATTAAGATCAACCATACCTGCCATATCAAATCCTGTTGCATTATCTCTACCAGATCTAGCTCTATCCATTATTGCAGCTAGATTATCGCCTCCAGGATCTATAGGTAGGCCTGTATCTGGGTCTATTTGCATCCCTGCTCTACTAGCTTTAGCTAACATACTTTTAAACTGGTCAGTTGCAGCCTTTTTTAGGCCTGTACCAACATCAAGAACATCAGTACCCGCACCTCTTAATGCTTCTGACGTATCGCGACCTAGTGTTTCTCTAGCACTTAAATTATCATTCATTGCCCTTAGTGCATCTGGGCTATATTCAGCTGCTTTGAGACTTCGAAGTAGTGCAGTATCATCGAAAATGTTTTTGGCTGCCATCTATATTCTCCTAAACTAATAATTTAATTAAGCTCTACGGGATACGGGGTCTTCCATAAGATAGTTACCATCTGCACCACCATATGCCTTTTTAAAATTATTACGTTCTTTTCTATTAAAATCCATTTTATCAAATTTAACATTTTGTATTTCTTTTGCATCAGCGTATTGCTTATTTCCTAGTTCTTTTGTGAAATCAAACTGATCTTTACGCAACCCATAATTTCTAAAGTTATTAAATACATCGAAAAGATTCGCTCCTGTATCTAATACACCCTTACCTAATTGATAGGTAGCCATATTGTTACCGAATTTAAAATTTTTAAATAGATCTCCAGCATCCCCTCGAGATTTGTCTGCATATGTTTCATCATCTTCTTTCGGAAGTTGGGCATTGAAAAAAGCCGAGAGACCATCGACACTATATTGTTCCCTATTCTGCTTATTAAGCATGTTTCCTAATGTAATTTCATCCAACTTTGGAAGTTCTAATCCAAAGTCACTCATTTTATACGGCATAGTATTGTTCCTTATTGGTTGTGCTTTTTCATGACTCCACCTTCCTGTATTAGGGTCATAACTATTTTTAGGGTCTTTCTTAGGATTATTTTTTATAAATTCCTTGTACCAACCCGATCTATTCGAATCTGCATATTCTTCTGACATGGGAGTTTATACTCCTTACTCTGGAAAAAGCATATTCCTAAATTTATTTAATG